AGGCCATGAAGATTCTGGGCGGTATCGGTCCCGACGAATTGGAAGCGGCGCTGGACAACGAGGATCTGGCGCGCCTGCAGCTGGTGCCGGGTTTGGGCAAGAAAATGGCCGAGAAACTGGTGTTTTCGCTCAAGGGCAAACTGCCGCATTCCGGCGGTAGCGCTACGGCCGCTAAAGTGGCCGGTCCAAACGAGGATATCGTGCGCGCCTTGGTCGATCTGGGCTACGACCGCCGGCGCTGCGTCGAGGCGGTGGCGGCCTTGCGGAGGACGTTGCCGAGCGCGAGGACGTTGTCGAGCGCGGCACCCGCCGCGGTCGCCGGGTACTGGCTGGCGTAGACCGCCTGTGCGAGTTCCCAAAGCTCGGCCAGCTGCTTCGAGAGGATGCCGCAGAGCAGGCCGAAGCCCGACTCGTCGCCCGTCTGGACGGTCACGCCGTCCGCCCCGAAGGAGGCAGCGACGCCGTCCTTGAGCTCCTGCAGGATGGTGTCGAGGCGCTTGATCGAGAACCCGAGGGTCGTCAGGCCGTAGGTCGTCACGGGGCCTCCACCAGGACGGACACCGTCCCGAACTCCGTGTCGGCCGAGAACTCGACCGACAGGCGGCGGGTCGCCTGGTCTACGCTGGCCTCGAACGTGTCGAGCCCGCGCACGTAGGGCGTGGACAGGATCGCGTCACGGATCGCCGCTTCGGACGCCGTCTGCTTGGCGAAGACCTCGCCGAGGTAGTCAACCCCGGAGGTGGCGTCCAGGAACCACTCCCCGAGCACTCGCGAGAGACGCAGGCGTAGCCGCTGGGCCACGACATCGGCGTCGTAGATGAGCGCGATGTCCCCGTCCGCGACGAGGATGTCGAGGGTGTCGGGGTCGAGCGCCAGATCGCAGATCGTCGCCACCGCCTCCACGGTAGGGCGGCGCGAGTCACCTCGCGACCGGCGCTACTTGCCCTTGAGGACGGATGTGCCCGCAGGCGTCCAGGACTCGAGAGCGGTCTTCAGGGCCCCGCCGCCGTCCGATGGGGCAACCACCCATGCGTCGAAGACGGTCTTCAGGCTGTCGAGGTCGGCCTTGGTCGCGAGCGGGAGCGCCTCGGCGGAGGTGCCCGTGTGCGCGAGCACCGTCCCCGAGGCGGTCAGTTCGAGCGTGGTCGTGCCGTGCTGGACCTGCATGGCGGAGGTCGCCACCAAGCGGCTCGCCGGCGCCTTGGTGGCGACGGGGATCGCCACGGCGTCGGTGTAGTCGTGCCACCGGCGCTCGGCCGGCTGCTTCTCCTTGGGGGCCGTCGCCTCGGAGAGGAGGAGCGAGAGCGCCCACTCGTCGGATGCGCGGTCGAGGAACACCAGGAGGACGGTGTCGCCCTTCGCGAGCGGGAACCGGACCGAGCTCCGTGCGCTTCCAGGGTAGAGGACTGGCACGTCGGCGAGCGCTGGATCGGCGGAGTGCCCCCCTAGCTTGAGCGGCTCCTGGATGAGCGGCTGGGCGGAGCACGTCGCCTTGGTGGCGTCGAAGGACACCACGACCGCGGGGATCGCCACCCGGATGCCCCGGGCGGCGAGCTCGGCGGCGGACCGCAGGAGCCCCCCCAGGGTCGGCTGGCCTTCCGTTTCTGCTGGCATCCTACAGGCTCCTCGCCTCGGCCTCGACGGTCCACCCCTGGCCGCGGGTGTCGCCCTGGAGGTGGACGGTCTCGACGCGGTACTGGCCGGTCGCCGTGGCGGACTGCAGCTTGAGCATCGCCCCTGGCCGCACCGTCGGGATGAGGAGCGCCGTCACCTTGACGCCGAAGTTGGTCACCTCCGGGATGCCGAGCAGGCCCGTCGCCGACGACAGCATCGTCGCCGAGCCCACAAGCGAGGCGCCGTAGCCGACCGCCTGGAGGGCGCCGTCCTGCACGGACCAGTCGAACCGCCACATCCGCGCCAGCGCGTCCATGACGTCGCGCGCGTTGCCGGCGACCGACATCGAGCGGCGGAGGACGGTCGAGAACCCCTGCAGCTTGAGCCCCCGCTCGAGCGCAGCAAGGTCTTGGGCGAGCGTGCGAGTCGACAGCCTGGCCGCCTTGGTCTTGCGTTTGGCCGTCGGCCCCCACGTCACAGGGTTCGACTTGTCGTCCGGCAGGGCCTCGGTGAACCGCCTGGCCACCGCCTGCACCACCGCCGAGACGGTCGTCCCGGCCGGGAAGGTGCGCTTGCAGTCCTGTGCCTTGAAGGCCTCGACGCCGTCTCCGCACTCGATCGTCGTCACGATCTCGGGCCCGGCACGCCCGCTCTGCGATCGGGACACCTCCCCCTCGTAGGCCAGTTCGAGCGCGTCCTGGTAGCCGACCCGCAGCCGCACGACGTCGCCCTTGGAGATCCGGTCGCGCGTGGCCTGGGCGAGGCTGTAGACCTGGATCCGCGCCTTGTTCGCCGACGACTGGATCGTCTTGGTGATGTCGAAAGCGATCCGAAGGCCCTCCCCGGAGTCCACCAGGTCGCCGCGGCTATCGATCTTGACCCCGCTCCCGCCGGCGGGCCCGACCTCGAGCACCGCTGCGCGATCGTAGAGCTCGCTCACCCAAGCTCCGCCGTCGGCATAAATAGGAGCATCTTGATGTCGTCCGACAGGCCGCTTCGCCCCGGCTCGACGCGGTCGCCCTCCGGGTCCGCCACGACGAGCAGGCCATCCGGCAGGTCCGGCCCCACGTAGGCGCCGAGCACCGGCTCCTCAAGCCGCACCCGCACGCCGAGAACCAACGCCTCGCCCGACGCCCCGAAGAGCGACAGGTACCAGGCATCGTCACGGGAGTTGTGGGTCAGCCGCATGCGGTAGGTCGTCTCGCCGAGCACCACCTCCTGCTCGTAGTCGGACGCCGTCGGGTCGACGGGGACGACGAAGCTCATGGGGTCACCGACTGGACGGGGGCCGCGCCGGGGTGGCCGGCAGCCACCGCGGCCTTGCGGAGGCTGTCGAGCTGCGCCGACTTCGCCGCCTTGGGGGCCTTCCGCCCGCGCTGGATCTTGCCGGCCGCCAGATCCTTCTGCGCGGCCGCGAGCTTCGCGATCGGGACCGTCACCAGGCTGGCCTTGCGGATCGCCCGCAGGCTCATCGAGACCGACAGGGCCTCGCCGACCTCGGCCGACTCCGAGAAGTCCAGCCGCTCAATCACCATGTCGCGGTAGATGTGGAGCCGGGTCACCACCCGGAGGAGTTCCTTGCCCTCCCAGAGGGACTCGAGCAGGGCGGCCGCCGTCTCGGAGCGGGTCTGCGCGGATGCCGCTGCGGCGGTCCGCGCGGTCCGGTCGATCGGGTGGTCGGAGACCATCGCCTCGATCGTCAGGGTCCTGGGGTCGAGGATGACGTGGTCGGTGATGGTCGAGCCGTCCTCGATGACCGAGTCCGGGATCTGCGAGCTCATGGAGTGAGCGCGGCTGATGACCGCGTCGAACTTGAACGAGCGGGAGAGCGACTGGATCTCCGTCGTGCTCTGCCCGCCGAAGAGGATGTCGAGGACTCGCACGGCCATCGGCTACCCCACGTCGAGCGCGGCGGACCGCGCCAGGTAGTTCCACTCGTCCCGGATGGCCGCGCGCACCGTCGCCCCGATGTCGCTGGCGCTCGCCTGGGAGCCCCCGGCGACCGAGACGTTGATGGCCCCGACCGAGAGGGAGGCCCCGCCTCCGCGGCCGCCCTGGGGCAGCATGGTGGCCGCCAGGGGTGCGTTGTACCGGAGGCCGGTCGAGCTGGGGTCGGCGGTCAGCCCGGACTCGGGGGATCCGGGACGACCGGGGGAGTGAGAGACCCCGTTCACCTGGTCGGCGATCCACTCGCCGAACCGGCCGGGCGCGCTCAGGACGGTCTTGACCGGGTTCACGACGTACTTGTCGAACCAGTCGGCCACGCCTTGCCAGGCCGCCTTGAAGAAGTTGGCGGTCGCAGTCGTGGCGTCCTGCACCATCAGGCACCAGCCGTTCCAGGCGTCCCACAGGGGCAGCGCGATGGTCGCCATGAACCACTTCGCCACGCCGTCCCACAGCTCCTTCACGGCGAACCACGCCTGGCAGGCGGCCCACCGGTAGTCGTCCCAGGCCGCGACAACGCCAGCGATCGTCATGGCCAGCATGACGATGATGGCGCTGATGGGGTTGGCGGCCATCACCAGTCCGAGGGCCCGGACGGTGAGGATCAGGCCCTTCAGAGCCGAAACGAACTGCATCACCTTGGCCACGGCCATGGCCGCGAGGAACGCGACGAGCACGCCCTTGATCGCACCGAAGGCTGCCTCGTTCTCGCGGCACCAGCGCGCCAGGTCGATCATCGCGTTGACGAACCCGGTCGTGACCTCCCAGGCCTTGGCGATGAACACCTGCAGACCGCGGACGAAGGCGTCGATCCGCGTGGCGATCAGGTCGCGATTGGCCTTCACCCACTCCATGAGCCGCTTGGCGACGTCGGTCACCACCGGCATCAGGGCGGTCCCGACCTGCAGCGCGAGGCCGCCGACGATGCCCTTCAGGCGAGCCATGGACAGCTCCATGGCGTTGGCCGCATCGATCGCGTCCTGCCCGGGCACGAGGCCGAACTCCCGCGCCTCGTCGCCGAGGCCGACCATCGCCTCCGAGCCACCGATCAGGGTGGGGATGAGCTTCTTTCCACCCCGTCCCAGGAGGTCCAGGGCCAGCGATACCCGCTTCGCTGGGTCGTCGACGCCCTTCAGGCCGTCGGCCATCTTCATCAGGATGGCCTCGGTCGGCAGCTTCTTCAGGTCGCGGAGGTTGATGCCGAGCGCCTTGAACGACTTGACGGCCTCCTCGTTCCCCCCGCGCGCATCGACGATACGCTTCTGCAGGATCCCGACGGACGCCCCCACGTCCTGCATCTCGGCGCCGCCCAGCTTGGCCGCGGCGGTGAGCTCGGCGAAGAACTGGGTGTTGACGCCCACCGACTGGGCCATCTCGTCGAGGTCGTCGATGTAGCGACGCGCCGCCTCGGCGAGCCCGAACAGTCCCGCGGCGGCCGCCACAACGGCCGTGCCGGCGAGCTGGACGCCGCGCTTCACGTCCTCGACCGTCCGCTCGAGATTCTCGAGCGGCTTGGGGTCGATGGAAAACCCCCACTTCGTGAGCAGTTCGCGAACGACGCCCATGGATGCCCTCTACGGTACCGCCGCCCCAGTCACCGCGCGCCCGGGCGCGGCTCCTTCTCCGCCCGCTTCCGGCGGATCCGCTCGGCCTCCTCCTGCCAGTCGAGCAGCAGGTGGGCCTCCACCAGGTCGAGGACGCTCCACCGCTCCTCCACCTCGACAAGGCCCGATGCCAGGCCTCCCGTCACCGGGCGCCAGAATTGAGACCGCTCGGCTACTCTCCGGCCGCAGAGCTCCCCGAGGATCCGCTCGGGCGAGGTCGCGAGGCCAGCATCCTCACCACGCCGTCTTGGGCGGCGCTCGCCCATGAGCCGAAAGGGAGGCCAAAGTTGGCCTCGATCGCGAAGGCGGCCACCTTCAGCATCGTGAGGTAGTCGCCGGCGAAGTGAATGTCGAACGTCTTGAGGGTGACCTCCGTGGTCCCGCAGTGGACGCCGGTCGTCACCAGGCGCTTCACCAACGCCACCGCCTCTGGGTCCCCGAGCGACAAGGACAGGGCCGTGAGCGCCTCCCCGATGGCCGGCAGGGACTCGGAGTCGAGAAGCGATTGCCCGGGGGACGCGGCGGCCGACACGGCCTTGCCGAGGGCGGGCCCGAGAAGGCGGATCAGCTTCGACCCGATCTCCATGCCGACGCCGGCCGGGAGGGTCGTGACGGTCCACTCCTGGCCGTCGATGGTCTTCGTGTGCGCGGTGAGCATGCTCCCACCATGAGCAGGTGGGAGTCAGCCGGCGACAGAGCTACGGATTGCCGCCGTGCGTGATGGCGACGTTCTTCAGGCGGATCGTCCACTCGCAATCGGCGACGTCGGTGCCTCGCTCGAAGGCGGCCGGCTTCTGGACCCAGCCGTCCGAGGCGAACACGATCGATGCCCCCTCCTTGACGAGCACGGGGAAGACGGTGTCGGCCGCGTTGTAGGCGGAGAGGACGGCGTTCATGATCGACGTCGCGAGCAGCGTGAGCTTCATCGTCCCGGTCCGGCCGACGCGCTTCGCGCGCGCGACCTCGCCGTCGGCGCCGGTCTTCGTGGAGAAGCTGTCCTCGTCTTGCTCGACGCTGACGAAGGTGCCGTCGGCGAATCCCGACATTGGCGTGGCGCCCAGGATGATCTGGGTCGCGCTCGGATCGTACGTGGCCACGGGGGTCGACATCGGTGCCTCCTTAGACCGTCACGTTGCCGGTGATGACCGTCGAGTGGACGGCGCCCGACAGGACGCCCGTGAACGACACGCCCCGGAGGACGCGGTTCGCCTTGTCGGTCGCCGAGACGCTGGCCGCCGTCGGCACCGTCACGGTGTAGCTGGCGAGCCCGCGCGTCGTGCCGGTGTAGGGGTCGAGGGCCTTGCGGATGGCCGCCTCGATGACGGCGATCCCCTCGTCGGTGTAGGGGACCTTGGCGAGCGGGCTCTCGGGGTTCAGGAGCGCGTCCGCCACCTCGGTCGTCACCGCGTCGTAGATGGCGTCGATCAGCCGGATGACGTCGATGAACTCGCCAGTCGCCACCGTGCCGTCCTCGGTGATGGCGCGCGAGGTCGTGAAGGGCGCGTAGCAGTTGGCGGACTTCGCCAGGCAGTTGGTGCGTTGGGTCGTCGTGAGGTCGTCGGAGCTGACGCCGGTCAGCTTGGCGAACTTCCACGTCTCCCGCCCCGGATCCCAGGGCAGCCGCGAGCCGAGCCACGCCGCGTCCGCGTACGGGTCCGGGCTCCCGCCCGCGATGTCGAGCCCGTTGTCGGCCTGGCCGCTGTAGAGGATGGCCGTGCGGGCATACCCCTTGTCCTTCACGCGGGCCGCGATCGATCCGGTCGTCGGGTCGTCGGCGGCGAGCGTCGAGTCGATGATCGCGCTCGCCGGCGACGCCTGGACGAACAGCTTGCGCCGGGTCTCGATGAGGTCGGCGAGCGCCTCCTCGACGTCAACCTGGTCGTTGTCCGCGGCCGGACTCGCCGTCGTCTCCCACTGGTGCGCCAGGGAGACGGCGTACCAGCCGGTGGAGTCCTCGGCCTCGATGGCCGTGAGGTTGGCCGCCATCGTCCCGCTCAGGTCGTACTCCAGGTGCAGGTTGTCGCCGGCGGTCATGCGGACAACGGTCGAGGCCACGTCGGGGGCGATCGAGATCACGCCGTCCCAGACCAGCGAGTTGGTCGCCGTCACCGCGTTCAGCGACTTGACGGCGCCCATGTTCCCGGATTCCGAGGCGATCGCCTCGTCCACCGCGATCACCGTGTTGCCCGAGGACAGGATGGCCGACGCCACCGTGTAGGTGCCGTCGTTGGCACTCGAGCCGATCACGCGGAACTGCTCGCCCGCGACGATCGACGCCAGATGGTTGCCGGTGATGGTGAACGTCTTGGCCGACGTCGAAGCCGCGCCGATGGTGTAGCCGTCGTTGATGACCGAGGTCAGCCCCGCCTCGATCTCGTTCGTGGTCGCGGTGGCGTCGGACGTGTAGTCGAAGCCGATCCCGTCGAGCCACACCTTGTATCGATAGGCGTTCGCCACCGTGTCCACGAGCAGCGACACCGCGTCGGCGGTTGCCAGGCGCCCGATGGCGATCTGCTCGGGCTTGGGGCTCTGCGCGAAGTACGACACCGCCGCCCGATAGGCCTCGTCGGTGGACGAGAAGCCGTCGTCGAGCATGTCGTCGGGCTGGTCGTAGTACTTGATGCGGTCGCTCCACGCCCGGTGCATCGCCAGGAAGAGCATGGTCCCGAAGCCCGCGCGTTCGAGCGGCCGCGAGTGGCGGGTGATGGTCAGGTTGATCACGTCGGCGAGCGCCATGGTTTCCTCCTCTTAGGCCGGGCTCTCCGGCACCCACTGCGTCTGCGTCAGCACGGTCGTGCCGGCGGGGTCCTCGTACTCCTCGGCGATCTCCACGTCGTCGATCCGGCCGAGGGACTCCGTCTGGTCGGATGCGTAGGCGAAGCGCGCCTCGAAGGCGCCCCGCTCCTCGATGTCCGTCTCCAGGCCCGTGGCGACGTTCTGGACGGCGTCGGGCGGGCCAAGGACCGACACCGCGTCGACCCGCAGGAGCGCCTTCACGGCCTCGAGCTGCAGGCTCGAGCGCACCTGCTCGGCCAAGCCGAGGGCCCCGGCTCCGAAGAGCTGGATGGTCGCCAGGACCACGCGCGGGCCGACGACGCGCCGGGAGCCGTCCGCCCCCAGGTCGCGCCGCTCGTCGTGCCCGCGGGTCTGGACGACGTCCACCCCCACGGTCGCGTAGGGCCGCACCGGCCGGGGCCTTCCCTGCCTGCCCAGGATGACGTGCCCCTCCGCCGTCGTGCCCACCAGCGCGAGCTCGACCCACTTCCGCAGGGCCGTCTCGACGCGGGTCATGTCGGCCGAGGCGCTCATGCTGGCGACTCCGCGAACGACAGGCCCGCCCGATCCACCCGGACGGCCATGGCCTCGACGTGCGGCATCTGGGTGGCCGTGAACTCCTCGACGCCCACCACCTCGTACTCCTCGCCCTCGTGCAGGATGCGATCGGCGGCGAGGCCGGTGCGCTCGTCGGCCGTGCGGAGCTCGCCGGGCCCGACGAACACCTTCACCGCGTCGCGCGTCCGCAGGCTCTCGGGCAGGCGTAGCAGGTCCTGCCCGCCCGCCGGCTGGACGCTGGCCGTGAGGCTCGACGTCGTCAGGGTGCCGTCCACCCACTCTCCGGCGACGTACGAGCCGGCGCCCCGCCGGTACCGCGTCACCGTCGAGAAGAAGCGCGAGCTGCGGCGGATCGTGCTCACGTCTTCACCCGTCCGCCGACCTGGTAGCGAAACATCACTTGGTCGCGCATGACGCCGGTGTCGATCAACGGCCGCGAGGAGCCCTTGCGGGCGATCGTGGCCGGCGAGTTGGGGAGGTGCGGGCCGTCGGTGATCCAGCGCTTGACGTCGCTCTCGATGCGCGACCCGAGGACGACCAAGGCGCCCTCGATCGTGATCTCGAGCGCGCAGACCTTGTCCCACAGCCGCCGGACCAGCTTTCGGTACTCGAGGCGGTTGCCGTCCACGACCGGCCGCAGGATCGGGCGCTCGGGAGTGCTGTCGGTGCCGAACTCGTGCGAGGCCGCGATCGACGCGGTCGTGACCACGTCCAGCGAGCCCCCGTGGCGCTTCTCGTGCGCCTCCAGAGCGGCGCGCGTCGCCCGGAGCTTGGTCATGCGCGAGATCGCGATCGACGCCCGCTTGCCCGCCTTGAGGTTCGCCTCGGCGCGGGCGACGGCGTCGTTCATGCCCTTCTCGGCGGACTCGAACCGCCGGGTGAGCTTCGACCGCTCGGCGAGCACTTCCTTTCCGTGCTCGGCGTCGGGGAACCATCCGATGGCGACCTCGGAGCGTGCCGCGTCCCGCAGGGTGGCGACGATCCGCTTGAAGCCGCGGTCCTTGTCACGAGTCCAGACTGTCCGCGTCATCGTCGGTGTCCGTCTCGTGGGTGACCCGGGTGAAGCGCCGGGGAGATCGCGTCGTGTCGGCGTCGCTGGTGTCGAGCTCCGACTGCAGGACGCCGCCCACGTAGGGCGCGGCCATCCGCCCGAAGCCCGCCGACCCTCCGAGCTCCGCGGCGCGCTGGCGGTAGAGCTCGGCGCGCCGCGTGAGGGTGACCGACATGGCCCCCGTGGACTCGTCCACCGCCCGCATGGTGAGGATGTTGGCCGCGGCGTTGGCCGCGTCCGGGGCGGCCGCGCGCGCGTCGTCCGAGTAGAGGTCGAGGAAGTACTGGACCTGGTCGTCGGTCAGAGCGTAGTCGGCAGAGTCCACGTCGCCGATGAGCAGGCGCACCGTCGCGAGGGTCGTGAGCGGCATGGCGGCGCAGGCGGCCGAAGCCGCCTACCTCCGCTTGCGCTTGGGGGTGACGTCGGCGGAGTCCGCCGACGGGGCGGAGGCGAGAACAGCCCGACGATCCTTCGAGACGTAGCCGCGGCGCTGACAGGTGCGCAGCTCGGGCCACCGGCCGATCCCGTCGGGCAGAGGAGCGCCGGCCGGGTAGGTCCGACCGTGGTAGCGCAGCTCCTTGAGGGCGACGTAGAGCACGGCGCTCCTTAGGCGATGGCCGCCGCGAAGTAGCACCCGAGCTCGGAGGCCACGACCTTCTGGTCGTAGGCCATCTCGCCCTCGATGCGGTCCGCCTTGAGGTGCACCATCGGGAACCGCTCGATGCGCGAGCCCGCCGCGCCGGCGCCCAGGAGCCCGGTCCACGCGAACGTGTAGCCGGCGCTCGGGGTCATGAGGCCGGGGCTCGGGGCCGCGTAGGCGAGCAGCGCGGCCTTCCCGAGGATGGCAGCGATGGTCTGGGTCGCGTTGCCCTCCTTGGACGTGTTCTGCACGGCCTTCGCGATGAGCAGGCGATCGAGGTCGAGCACGGCGGCGATCATCTGCGGCGTGATCTGGGCCGGCTGCATCCCCGGGTAGCTGTACTTGATGCGGTCCAGCATGTCGGGGTGGTTCTTGATCTTCAGGTAGACGGCATAGGACGTCATCAGGAGGTTCGGCAGAACGCCGGTGGCCGTCAGGATCGCGTTCGCCCGCGCCGTGATGTCGTCGATCGGCGTCGAGGCCTCGTCGTTCCACTGCTTGAACTCGTTGGTCGAGGGCGAGCCCGACACGCCGGTCTGGTCGGTCGAGCCGGCGGTGCCCCAGATGCCCGTCGCGAAGTACTTCGTGGCCCAGTCGATCTCCCGCTTGAGGAGCATCTGCTGGGTGACCCAGATGGCCGCGTCGCGATCCGCGTTCAGCGGGTCGTCGGAGTTCGCGCGCGTCTGCTCGTCGACGTCCTTGTGGACGGCGATCGGGATGCAGGAGTAGGAGTCCGTGGTCAGCGAGTAGCCGCCGCCGGCGGACTCGCTCGACGGCGCGCGCACCTTCGCGACGGAACGGTAGAAGTCGTCGCGGCTGTACTTGAAGTACAGGTCGCTCTGCTTCTGCACGGGGACGACGGGGAAGACCTTGTCGGCCACGAAGGCGTCCGCCGACTGGATGTAGGCGGTGCTGATGTTCGTCAGCGGCCGATCGACGTGAACCTGACCCGAATGCGGCTGCGGCATGGCTATCTCCTCGTCAGCCGGCTACGCCGGCGAACTGGCCTGGAACTCCCCGCCGTAGTGGAGCCACAGCGTGAAGATGTCTCCGCTGGCGCCCGCGGAGTCGAGGGCGACGCCGGCGATCTGGTCGGCGTCGGTCGCCGTGATGAAGTGACCGCTGGCGTCCACCGAGACGCCCGCGCCCGCGGCGATGATGCCGCCGGCGACCGCCTTGGTGACGCCGAGCACGCACACCTCCGCCGCGGCGTTCGCGGCGGGAGCGTTCTGCAGGACGCCCAGGGACCGCTGGCCGGCCTGGGCGAGCCCCTTCTGCGGGCGGGTGCCGATCGGCGCCCCGTCGGTTTCGAGCTGATGGTCAGACATCGGTATCGACGGCCGATTCCGGGCTCGCAGCCTTTGTCCCACCCCGCCGGCTCCGCCGGCTACCGTCCCCCGGGATGCTCACTCGCT